ATTGTTTGAATCTAGTAAGCTATACATCGTATGTACATGCAGGTCAATGAATTGTTCTTCCAATCTGTCACCACCTTTCATTCTTTTATATTATCATATTATTGCTATATCATATTGACTAAATAAATGCTTTTGTCCTGAATACTCACCAAACAATTCTTTCTCTTTTGTGAGTCTTACATATATAGCATCTTCTAAATTTTTATATGTCCCTAAACGATAAACTTCTCCTTTATAGTTGATTTTAGATGCCCATTTTCCACTTTTATTAAGTGTAACCCCTCTGATACCAGATGTTGTGTTTGGTTTAGAAGTTTTATTTAAAGAGTTTTGATGATGAGTTACAAATCTTAAATTCTCTTTTCTACAGTCTGGTCGGTTGCCGTCTATATGGTCTATAATTTTGTTTTTAACTTTACCAATTACTAAAGTGTGTAGTCTTACTCTTTTATTCTTTATTAATGTACATACATATTTTTCTTTTTTATCTACAATCCAACAATAATCTTTAATCTCTTCATAATCTTCTTTATCAAAATAAAACTCAGAATTATTAAAGTCATATCCAATCCCAAAGTTACCTGTTAAATCGTATTCGTTATATCTTTTATTTCTTATTGAAGTCAATTCACTGTTGAGACACCCACAAGATTGCGAGCACCCACCAATAAGACTCGAGCCAGCAACGCTTTTTACAGTTTTGTTTACGCAACTACATTGACAATGCCAATAATGTCCATGATTCTTAGTCTCAGCTCTTTTTAAAACAATCCATCTTCCATACGTATTGCCCGTTAAATCCACCTTTTTTCTGCTCATACTAACTCCTTTCATTTTACAAATTAAGTTCCGACATCCAATCGTAACTCAACTCACTTCTATTTTTATCAACTTTATACTCATCATCAACAAATGATTCCAGTGAGTCAAGAAATTTTCCATAGGGAAGATGTTGTTGTGCGTTGAATCCACACAAATTTGCGAAATAATAACTGTTTGCTTGAGTTACTTCTTCCCAAAATACGATATCATCTTTGGTCTTTTCATACTCTTTCTCTTTAGTGTATATCTCAACTAAAGTTTTATATATATCATCTTTTAAATTATCAATTTCCTCTTCGGTCAATAAAGCCTCAACATAACAATCCTCTATAGTATACAAATCTTGTATCTCTTGTGGGAGGTTCTCTATTGTATTGAAATTTACAGAGTAGTCAAGCATATCATCAATTTCTTCTTTGGTGTATGTATCAAGTTCTTTAAGCCACATACTAGCATTTGATTTGACCTTGCCTACCCATGCGTGTCTTTCTGCATTGGTTGTTCTAATGACCCTCGTGATTCCATCTTCTTCTAGTTTTTTAAGTGGCATTGATATTGTTAAATATTTGAGAAATGCCCAGCGAATTTTTATACGTTCGAGGGGAATACCCATTTGTCTAATACCTTCAGCATAAAGTAACAACTGACCTTTTTCTTGGTCAATCTTTTTACCAGTGTATATAGTGGATGATTTCCAGTCTGTAATTACATAATTGCCATCTTTGTCTTTGTGTATTGCATCAAAATACCCACCAAACAAGAACTTGTTTACCCATATTAAAATATATTTCTCAGTAATTAAGTCATGTTCTATTGGTATATGTTTCTTAAAAAAGTGATCCATACAAGCTTTATATTTTATAGCAATCTTTTCATTCTTCTCATCATCACTTCTATTAAACTTTAAATCCATTAAAGTTGCATTTAAGTACTCTGATTGGAACTCATCATACATATCCTCATACTTGATTTTGCCATTGTAATAATCATCCAAGCACGAATGTGAGGAACTTCCCATTAAACTATATACGTTATTCCTAGTTTCCTTCTCTTTCTTGATGTATTTCAAAAAATATTCATAGCTTGAATTCTTATAGCAGTTATAACGACTCCAACTGAAGATATTTTCAACATTATTGTCTTTTTTAATTTTTTCTAATTGTTCCTTTGTTTTTCTTGCCATTAATCCTATCCCACCTTTTTCTTATATTTTAATAAATAGTTATAAATCTTAATGCCCTTGTCAATAGGTGAATCTTTTTCACCAAGTACATCATATTTATCATGTAAATAATAAGTATCTCTAACACCTGAAAATCTCTTACACATTGCAATAGAAATATCCTCATTCAAGTCTTTGTCTAGAGCAAATATGATATCTACTCCTAGACTAATAAGTATTTTAACATGTTCTTCTTGTAGCTCATGCCCTCCTAGTGCAACAAAATTATTGCATCCTACAGACTTACCTTTTAAGGGAGATTTTTCAGATTCAAAAACCACAACAAACCCACTATCTTGAATGCCTTTATAATTCTCATATAGTCCATACAAATTCATTGATTTGGGATAAGGAATTATACCCAAATATTTAGGTATTCCCAATAAATCATAATTTTCAACTGTTGTCCTACCAAAAATCCCCAAAAGTTCACCTGTACTCCAATGTCTATGAGGGAAAAGTATCCTATTAGAAAACATATCATAAAGAACACCAAAATCCCTAGCCACACTAGGAACGATACCTTCCCTGATTAAGCTAATATGTGGTAATTTAAGATAATTACAATCATCTAGTACACTCTCATCTAATACTATTAATTGCTCGCTCTCATATTTCCTACTTTTAAATCTCTTAAATATCTCTAATGGATCATAACTTTTCTTTTGTGGTGTCATAGTTAAAGTAAACTTTAACCCTAAAATATCATGGATAGTTTTTAAAGCATCTTTGAATTTAAGCCCAGTTATTTCCATCACTATTGATATAATATCACCACTCACACTATCACCAGATGTGTATATTCTGCCACTTAAANTCTTTTTCTTTATTGAGATTGCTGTTTTACTATTTTTCCCAGGTAGTGCTGCTCTAAATTCTTTCACATAAGAGGTGATAGAATGGCAACCTATAGACTCAAGTATCTCAACAGTTTTATCATTTTTGATTATGTATTCTTTTAACTCATAAGCATTAATTTCTTATCACCACCTAACTTAAAAATCCTCTGGAACAGATGTAATACCTACTTCTTTATATGTATTCCTACTAAAATCACTCTCTACAACTAACTGATAAGTCTGAGACTCACCCTCTCTATTCTTATCTATAAACACAATTGCATAAGTCTTGTCTAAGCTTAATTTAACTGGTATCTTAGTTTTACCATTCTTACCCTCTAATCTATAAACTCTTAAAGCATTATTTTCTCCATCTTTTTCATCATCTCTAACTTTTCTCATAAAGAGTACTGTACTGCACACATCCACTATATTCTTACTCATCCCTATTGAATCTACTGTCAAGTATCTTGCGATTCTTTTACTTTTTGCTAGTTGAATAGTACACCATAAATGAACATTCTTACTTGCTGGTTTTACTGTGTCATATAGTTTTCTCATATCTGTCATCATAGATTTCCAAGCTTCCCCTTGTGCATCATCTGATTCTTTAAATGTGTCTAGTATAAAGTACTTAACCCCTAAAGCTGAGTATTTGTTTATGACTTTTATCATCTTATCAACACTATATGTTTGAAATGGTATGATAGTTATATTCTTATTCTGCTTTCTGTCATCAAGCCAGTCTGCTGATTTCTTTAATATCACCATTTCTTCTTCTGTAAAATTTCCTTCTCTTAGCCTTTTTTTATTAAAATTCTCTTTAAATATATTATTTGCAACCCAGGCTAACAATTCTTTCCTAAGCTTGATTTGGTCTTGCTCATTTATAACCATTACAACCTTTTCATTTAACTCAATCATCTTAGGCAGTATCAATTCTAATGTAATAGTTGTTTTACCTGCACCTGAAATAGCACCTAATAGGCTTATATTGCCTAGCATGTTGCCACCTATTTCACTATTTAGCATAGGTGAGTCTATAGGGAATCCAACTTCATCACCATCATTACATTTGTCAATTAAGCTGTGTAAATCATCTAGTAGATTATAACTTTTAACCTCACTATCTACATTGATAAAAATATGATTAAGCATTGCCTCATACTCTGAGTATATTTGTTCACCACTCATATCAACAAAGTCTTTAACTCTACCTGATACTGGGAATTTCTTCTTGATTAGTTCTAAGACTACATTCCATTTCCTTAATTCTTTGTAATATCCATCCATATTATCTATATTAATATAAGTTTTAGCATTGTCTATAGTTGTGTATCCACCGTATTCCTCATATTTCTTTTTGAGTTGTGGGTGTTTTTCTAAGTATAAACCTACTGTAACCTCGTCTAAAGCTGGTTTACTTTCAGAAGTTACTATCTCTTTGCCTACAGTCCAATAAACTTTCCACTCATTGTATGTAAAGTCTTTTAATTCAAGTGAATTATAAGAGTAAAATAATTCTGGAACTTTCCATAGTATAGAAACTATATTTGCTTCACATGCTTTTTTGTAGCTTTTAATTTCCTTTATAGATTTCATAGTTGCATCATCAAATTTTATATCTGTCTTTGTAATTTTAGATCACTTCCTTACCATAAATTGTCTAATATGTCACTACTTGTTTGCTCTGTCTTTGTTTTATATTGTGCAGATTCATCTGAATTAGTATTTTCAACTTTAATTTTCTCAGTCCTTATTTTATTTGCTTGTGCTCTCTTTAATCTTAATGCTATATCGTTTATATTACTTTCTATAATTACCATAATATAATTTACCTTATGCTTTTCATCTTTAAATGTATTTTGTGTAGTATATTTTAAAATATCTTGTCTACAAGCCTTAAATGTCATTAATATCACATCGAAACTATAATGTTTATTAGCCTTTTGATCTTTGTTGGCTACAAATGTACCGTTTCTCAATCCTTTTAATCTTAGTATCATAAATTTAGGTACATTCATATCATCATCATAATTTAATACATCGTATTTTACATATTGGTATAACGAATCCCATTCTTTTAATTCTTTTTCTTGTTCCTTTTTTGCGTCTATATCCATATACAATCACTCCTTAATATAAGAACAAGGGGCAAAAAGCCCCTAACCCTTACAGTAATTCCATAAATTCTGCTATTGCTCTCATACCATCTAAGTCATCTGTTCTTAGAGGATTTGTAATTTTAAGGTCTTGTAATTTCTTAGTAACCTTGACTTGATTAGGTTTTTCCAAAGATTTCATTTTAGTTTTAAAGTTANCTACTAACTTTTCTAACTCATCACTCTCATCTTCCATTGAACCTCTACTTTTATTTACATCATGGCTCATATCAACTTTTTTAATTCCTAATTTTTTAGTTGATTCCCACTTTGGTCTCCACAATTCAAAAGTTGGACTCTCTAAGATTTGCCCTATCTTAGTTACGTTAGTTCTATCTTTCTTAACTTCTACCATAAATTTAGTTTCACCTTTGCTATCTACTTCGGTATACATTCTAAGCACTATATCAAAGTCATGCTCAGCTTTTTTAGCTAAATCTGGTCTGCTACCGATAACTATTCTATCAGTTTCGCCATTAGATTTTTTAATATCTTTTGTAATATCTTTCTCATGTGCTGTAACAACAGTCCATTTGCCTAGATTAGAAAATAAGATATAAGATGTTGCTAGTTGCTGATTCCATCTTTTTATATGTCCCCAGTCTCTTTGTGATAGATTAAGGTCATCTAAATCTATATCTTTACCACTCATCTTTTGTTTCTTTGATCTACCCTCAACTATCTCATATGCTGCTGCTTGCATATTCTCATATAGTTTTGTACCACTGTCTATTACAATAGAATCATAAGAATCTAGTATATCTTCATCATTTAATTCCTCTAATGCCTCTTGAACTTCTGATGCAGAGGTTGTTGGCAGTACATTAAGAATATTCTCATTATCCGCTAAGTAGTATGTGTTGCCATCTTCAGCATCTACTAAATTGATTCTAGGGAATGTACCTGCAATTGTTGATTTCCCTGAACCATGCCCTCCGTATACACACACCTTTCCACCTATATGTCCAAGTCTCTCGTCTTTTTTCATCCATTTACTCATATAAATAAATTCCTCCTTTAAATACCTAAGCCATGACGAACAGTATAATCAACATCTTATAGGTCGTTTAACCATGAGTCATCATCATCATCATCTGTTGAAGTGTCTGTTTCATCGTCTTCATCTTTAAACATAAAGTCTAAAATTAAATCTTCAGCTTTATACTTCTCTTTAGTGATGAACAACTCAACTTTCTTATCTTCATCTGTTTCACC